GGAAATGCCATACAGGAAATGACGTCACTGGGAGGAGCTAACAGACTATATAAGAGACTAACCAGGAAGTGATTCATCATTTCTCCGGAGAGCTCGACCTGGTGAGTACGCTGGATTCCGGCACCATGGAGAGCCTGTATGCGAGCTTTGCGAGCTTTTACGAGCCTGCTTATACTTTTATTATCAAGCTTCCACTCAGAGATTGGAAGAATATTCAATCATCCCTGCAGAGAACTATCAAGGGAGGTCCTTGGCATGACATTTTAGACACCGAAGAGGACTTTAAAAGAGCTAGAAACTCGATGGGACTGCTGTTGCTCATGGAAAAACACTTCCAATCTGACCTTTGTACCATGGCACATTGGGCGGCTAGAAGGGAGTTTGAGAGGAAGCAAGCGACGACCGAACCGCAGTACTCATGCTATGCTCAGGTAGAACTAAGCGACCAGGTGCACGTTCATCTGGTCCTGGGTGGGACCGGACTGAACAAATATACGGCCAAGGCCTGGAGAAATACTCTGGCCTACAATTTCTTTTCTCAAGTCGAGCAGAGACAGAAAGAGATCCTGGGTCCGCACTACAACAGTGTAGAATGGTTGGCTGCCACGGTTCCGATCTCTTTAGCCAAGAACGAATGCTTTCAGAACTACACTAAGAACTGCACCATTCTGCAATACCGAGCCAGGAATGGTGATATGTACGCTTGCCGAGTTAATCCTAAAGAGTTTTGTGCCAACTACATGCTTCCTAAACAACTCTGGCTCAATACATACACCACAGTTGAAGATCTCACTCCAGACGAGAGTTACTTTCCACAGACAACTAAATCTTACAGCTACACCACACTCAACGGCGAGGTCATCAGGCCTGAACACAGACGACGGCTGCAGTTCCAGCTCTTGCAGGACTTTAACGGGCAGCAGAGCGAGCCCATCTTTGGGGGAGATCCATTAAGCGACTTGCCTAAGGTAGAAAGAGCCACTTGGCAGAAAACCTCTCAACCGGCGGGTAAAATGACCAAAAGAGAGGGTCTGGTGCTCGATTGCATGCAACGAGCCGTAGACGGTGACCTTTTGACTTATGAACAAATGGTGGACGCACACCCAGAACTTGTCATTATGTTGGAAAGTCAGGCGGGAGGCGGGAGACTGATTGAGCAGACCTTGAGCATGGCACACATTAAGATTACGCAAAAGTATACTGCTCTTAGTTACATATTAAAAAGATATCCAGAGGCCGAAGTCGAAGCAGATAGCAAGGTCTTTAGACTCATGAACCTACAAGGGTACAATGCTTGGCAGGCCGGGCACTGGATAGCTACGGTCTTAAACAAGAAGGCCGGTAAACAGAATAGCATTTGCTTTTACGGTCCGGCCAGCACCGGCAAAACTAACATAGCTAAAGCTATCGCTAACTGTGTCAAGCTCTACGGTTGTGTCAACCACTTAAACAAAAACTTTGTCTTTAACGACTGCGCCGCTAAATTGGTGATCTGGTGGGAGGAGTGTCTGATGCACCAGGACTGGGTCGAACAAGCCAAATGTTGCATGGGAGGCACCGAATTTAGAATAGACAGAAAACACAAAGAATCTCAGCTGCTACCACAGACTCCAGTCTTGATTTCGACCAACAACGACATTTACACTTGTGTGGGTGGAAATGTCATCACTCACGTCCACAGCAAACCACTCAAGGACCGGGTAGTTCAATTTAATTTTATGAAATCACTCGAGAGCACCTTTGGGGAGATTTCAGAACAAGAGATTGCCGACTGGCTAGTCGACTGTTCCAGAAGATTCGAGTGCACTCTAGAAGGCTTTTACCGACAATGGGGCGTGAGAAATGTTCCAAATGACTTCTTTTTAAACAAACTGTGTGCCTCTCATTCACAGGACTTTACTCTTCACGAACACGGCCTCTGTCTCGATTGCGGTGGTTATCTACCTCTACGTGAGGATCCTGAGTCTGCTGAAGATAACGACCAGACCTTTGAACCGGGTAGGGAACTTGATAATTTACTGAGTCAGGAAGTTATGCGAGGCACCCTCAACTTTGACACTGAATTTGATTTCGATCTTTCACTTTTAGAACCAGCATCCACACACGACAGAAAGCGCCTTCACTCGACCGACGAAGGTACTGCTGCTGAAGAAGAACCTGAAGAAAAACGACACAAGGTAAATTGGGATTACGTGAGTCGTCGCTTTGCCAGCCAACCAGAAGATGAGTTCGACCAGAGAGAGTACGAAGAACTCGTACGCGAAGCCATGGAAGAAGAGGAGCCGCAGCCGGAGCCCGGACCAGGGCTCACACCGTCGGAGTGGGGAGAGAGACTCGGAATCATCGTACAAGCGGTCGAAGAAGGAGAACCACCCATCGTCCTGCACTGCTTCGAGAACCTCTCAGAATCGGACGAGGAAACCGCACAATCCTTTTGAGATCTTTTCGGCTCACGCCGCCAAAGAGAATGTGAACTTTGGGTGGTGCGGGTACTACTGGCACTCAACTCGATTAGCCAAAAAGGGGACTGACATGATCTTTGATGATATGAAAAAAGAATTTCAATCTCGATGTACGGAAAATAAAATTGATTGGGCGGGGGTGAGGGAAATGTTGTTCAAATTTAAAAAAACCATGGATCAGCAATATAGAAATATGTTATGGCACTTTCGCAATACAGAATGTCACAAATGTGATTACTGGGATGATGTCTACAGAAAGCATGTAGCTAATGTAGAACATTCTTCACAGGAAATAAGCGACGAAGACATGCTGCAGGCAGCCATGGAAGTAGATGGCGCCCGTGAATAGAAAACCAGGAGGTTGGGTGCTGCCGGGATACAAATACTTGGGTCCTTTTAATCCTTTGAATAACGGAAAACCAATTAATAAAGCTGATAGAGCCGCCAGACGGCATGATATAAGCTATAATAAATATATAAAATCTGGAAAAAATCCATATTTAAACTTTAATAAAGCTGATCAAGCCTTTCTTGACGAATTAAAAAACGACTATTCCTTTGGTGGTCTATTGGGAAAAGGTGTCTTTCAGATAAAGAAAGCCATTGCACCAACACTCAACGAGGCCTCAAGGGGAGGCGGACAAACCTCGCAGAAAAAACAAATAGCCAATAGAAAAAGAGCACTTTACTTTGCGCGTCAGAATAGAGACGCCAAAAAGGCCAGGATGGATTCGGGAGGTGCTAGCAACTCTGATGAGCAACCGAGCCAGTCCAGCGCGGCTCAAGAGAACCGGGCCGGAGGAGGAGGAGGCGCCGGAGGAGGTGGCGGAGGCGGAGGCATCGGAGGATCCGGAGTCGGGGTCTCCACCGGGGGATGGACTGGGGGAACACACTTTGGGGACAATTTTGTCGTCACGAATGTGACCAGACAATGGTACGCTCCCATCTACAACCAACACATGTACAAGAAAATCAAAGCAGACAACACGGTAGACACAGAGTGGGAGGGTATTTCCACTCCGTGGGGCTTCTTTAACTTTAACAGATATGCCTCTCATTTCAGTCCACAAGACTGGCAAAGGATGTGCAATGAATACAAGAGGTGGAGACCAAAAAAAATGCAGGTCCAGATTTACAATTTACAGATTAAACAGATTGTCAACATGGGGGCAGACACACTGTACAACAATGACCTGACAGCGGGCATGCACATTTACTGTGACGGATCTCACCAATATCCGTACGCACAACATCCCTGGGACGAACAGACGCTACCGGAGCTGCCTAACGACGTCTACAAATTACCCAATTACGGGTACTATCAGATGACAGGAGACCTGGTCAACAATGAGCAAAACTCACAATACAACCTAGAAAAGTGGCTGAAACTAGCTGCTCCACTCTTTATGCTAGAAAATTCTTCACACGAAGTACTCAGAACCGGGGAAGAGACTAGCTTTGAATTTGTTTTTGACTGTGGGTGGGTGCACAATGATCGGGCCTTTTGTCCGCCGCAAGCGGACTTTAATCCACTCGTAGAGACACGTAGATACAGGCCATACTGGAAACACTCAGAAAACAAATTCAAATACTACAGATTCAACAGATTTAATAAGCCGTCCAACTGGATGCCGGGTCCGGGGTGCAAATACTGGGGAGATCTCAGACCACATACCAACACCAATGGTCTGGCCAAGGGACCGTGGACCACAACCTGGTGTCCGCCGGGTACCAACAACAGCCATGACGCAGAAACGGCCTTCGGAGAACATGAGCCCGATGTTAACGGTATCTACCGACAGGGCATATCCACAGATCCTTGCAATGCAGCCTGCTCAGCAAAAGACTATCCGAGACTAGCCTATGACACGGGGTCTGACAGAAATGCCGACGAATTCGTCTCTTCACAAAATGTAGACCTAGACCTAACCAGATGGGGCACCGTGGGGTACCACACTAGCATCCAGCGTGCTAACCAGGACCCAGACGCAGCCATCACCAAGGAACCCATGGTCTGGCAGTATCCCATGCAGGCATGGAACGGCTGCCCGATCAGCAGATATACTCCCATTTGGGATAAGCAACCAAACACAGACTACCACACGACTCTAGCCAGTTCAGACGGAACACTGCCCATGACTCATCCTCCAGGCACCATCTATGTCAAAGTAGCTAAAATACCCATTCCCACAGAAAACAATGCAGACAGCTACCTCAACATCTATGTCACGGGACAGGTCAGCTGCGAAATACTCTGGGAAACAGAGAGGTACCAAACCAAAAATTGGAGACCGGAGATCAGAATCTCCAGTGCCCAATTCTCCGACGGAGACATGTACAATATAGACGCCAACGGGGGCTACAACAACTCAGAACACTTTGGAGAAAACATGCCAACAAGACTCGGCATGAACCGGGTCAACTAAATAAAAAGTGGCAACCTTTGCCCTCAAACAGTCTTGCGTCATTTTGTTCTACGGGTCTTGCTATATCTTAAAAGCACTAGTAGTAGTGCGCCATCTTGGATTTCTCAATAAGGGTAATAAAGGAGGCGTGCCTCTTTTTTATTACGTCTGTTCTGTATTAATTCTACATTACATGCGCTGC